AACTGCAATCATATAAACATCATCACTATCTATGCCTGTTAAGGTAACACTAGCTACTGCACTTGTTACTGTATTTGTTTCTACTTGTAATAATCCCATTAACTGTCCACCCTTAGTCCATAAATCCTAATTTTTGCATTAGTAAGATTTCCACCATTTACAACTAATTGAACACCTGTAATAGAACTTAATTGTTCTAAGAAAGCTATTTGTTTTAAACTTCTAAAATTAGTACCACTCATATTTGCACTTTGCATTAAATAAAAAGTATAAGAACTTGAAGAAAATGGATTAAATACATAACCTACAACACCATTTGATAGTGCTGCATTAAGTTGTCCAAAACCAACTTGTATATCACTATCCCCTGTTGAATTAACTTCATTAAAAGAACTATCTGCCCTCACTCTAAGATAGGCATATTGATAATCAGAACTTGATATGACTGAACCACTAGAATCGATAAATCTCATATCTAAATCAGAAGTATTTGTATCTGAAACTGTATCAGATAAAACTATTTTATAAATATCAAAATCACTTGTAAATACATCTGTAACATTTACCGAAGTAACTGAACTACTTACTGTTGTTTCATTAATTAATCTAAGGTTACTCATATCTGTTTTATTCCATAAATTTCAATTGTGCCTGTCCAAGCATTACTGTTTGTTGTTAAAAACTGTATAGCATTTATTGTTTCAGCAGTTGTATAAACACCACCACCAAATTGGTAATAACTATCTTCCATTGATTGATATGTACTAAAACTATACTTTGAACTGTTACCAAGATTATATAAATAGCAGTAACCATTTTTATTTTGGTTTGCAGTATCACTTGTAAATGGTAAGGCACTGTCTCCTGTACTTTTACTTTCTCCATTGCCTATTGAACCACCATACTGTGCTGCTCTTTGATAACTTGTTCCTGCCTCATAAGAACTACCACCATCATTAGATAATCTAATTTTTACTGCTGTGTTAGATGATGAACTTTCCATATTTTTACCTAAGACAAAATGCACATCATAAACACTTTCTTTAATAGAAGTAAAATTTAAGGTGCTTCCACTCGAAATAGTTTGACTTTGTATAAGCTCTAAACTACCACCAAGATGACCTTTTTTTTCTAAATCATAAACATCAGAAATAGATAGTACACCTTGATTTTTAACTTGTTGTTTTATCTTGGTAGAAGTATCTCCCAAATATCCAAATGACATTGGTTACTCCTAATCTGTTATTTCAAGATAACTTGCAAAAAATTCTATGTCTGATGTATCTGACGCTTTTACTTGTATTTTATCAGTAGCTTCCAATACTAACTTAGATGTACCTAATACATCTAAAGAAGTATCAGCTGGAACTGACATAGTAGAAGCTATATAAGCATCTCCAGAAGAACCATCAACAACTCTAACATCTACTGTTGCATCATTAGAACCATCTACATTAGTTGCTCTTAACATCAATACTATTGCAGTATGGTTAGAATCTAATGCTGGTATCAAGTCAGCTAAAGATGTTGTACCATCTGCGTAAGCATTCTTAAATACATTTGCCATTTTTTACCTTTCCTATCCTAGTGCTATTACTAATCCTATATCAGCAAAACCTTGACCATCTACGAAGTCTTTGACTGCTGCTGATGTTGGAATTGTTGTATCGTTGTCGTTTGATGAAATACCTTCTGATTCTGTAACAAGTGTGCCTGCTGCTATTTCTGATGTTGTAACTGCTAAATTTAATTTTGATTGTGCTATTGCAGCAGAAGCATCTATATTTGCATTAACTAAAGAATCAACATTTAAAGTATAAGTGTTTGAAGCATCGTCATAAGTGCCAGTTAAAGCAGTACCTGCTTGAAATAAACTGTTAAATCTGTCATCAACTCTTTCATTAGTAAAATATAAGTTAGTTGTTCCTTCCGAAACATCATCTGACGTACCAGATAATTCAGATAAAGCATCTTTTGTAAGTATTTGTGAATCTACGTATGCTTTTGTTGCAGCATCTTGCGCACCAGTTGGGTCAGATACGCTTGTAATCTTGTTACTGTTCATGCTTAAATCACTTGTTGGTGCAGTAAAGTCTGTAATTTTATTAGATGTAGTTGTTGCGCCTACTTGTGTAGCGGTAACACTATGTGGGTTACTTGTTGATGATGTATGCGTTGTCAAATTACCAGATGTAGCTAAACCAGCTTCTGATGCGGTCTGATTTATCCATTGTCCAGATGATGAATCGTATGCAAGAACTTCGTTATCTGCTACTGATGTAATAGTAACGTTTGTAAGTTCTCCTAAAGTATCTAATGTTAAAAGTTGTGTGTCAACATAGTTTTTTGTTGCTGCGTCTTGTGCGCTTGATGGGTCTCCTAAGTTTGTTATCTTTGCAGTCGCTGCATTCATGTTTGCAACAAGTGTTAGGGTATGACCAGATTTTATAGTTACTGTTGTACCACCGCTACCAGATATTGTATCTACGCTTAATTCACTCATAATATTTTTAATCTTCCATTTACTGTCAATGTGCTTCCGCTATCTATTGTTATCGGTGCTACTAATAAGTAGTTTAAACCGCTAGCTAGCGTTTTATTCTCTCCAATATTAGTACCATTTTGTAAAACTCCTTTTGTTTGAATACCATTTATTCCTGCATTAATGTTATTCATGTTATCTTCTGATAATGGAGTTACACCAGCAGTAAATGTCGTTGGCGTATAATATTCCCCTACGTTAGCCAATAGTATCTGTCCTTTCTATCTGGATTGATTCTACCGCAGTTTTTGTTCGACTATATAAAACTCTTGCAAATAAAGTACCAGAATTTGTCGTTGAAGATGCTGCTGAACCACTGAAAAAACCTATCTCTTCTATTGTACCAACTGCTTCTTCTGGTGCTACATATAGGTTTGTAATAGTAACACCTACTGAACCACCAGCTGCTTGTGATGTTACTGCTTTTCTAAATGTCTCATTGCCTAATTGTGTGTCTCCAGATGCTGGCGCAGTATTATTGCTACCTAATGCTATAAATTTAATTTCTGTATCTAATGTTGCATTACGTAAACCTTCAGCTAACAAGTTTTTACCAGCTGATGTAATTAGATTTTTTACGTTATCCTCTTGTATCAATTTACCATTTTTATCAAATGCTTTTATATTTATATCGCCTTGCCAATTTAACATACTAATAAACTCCCACTAACTAATGTCGAATCACTTGGTAATGGACATGCTAATACATTTTGTGTATCTGCTTCTGTAACTGTCGATGTTTCTGAACCACCATCTGCTCTTACTACTAAAACTTCTTCGGTGTCTATGTTTTCAGATATTTCTATAAATGCGTCAGATAATTTATCATCTATATCTTGTAAGAATTTATCTAGTGTATATTCTGGTGGAGACGCTACGCATTTTACATCATAAAAAGTTATGCCATTTCTAAATCGTATATTGACTGAATCAATGAGAAAAATACCAGATATTTCTTGTGATGTTAATTCAAAATCTAAAACTTGACCAGCTCTTAACCTTTCTGGCGTGTTTTTAGTTGTAGTAAAGCTAACTAATGTGCTAGTTTGCGCAAATCTGTCAAGATAACTTGCTGCAACGTCTATTCCTGCGTCAGAACCAGTTGTACCAGCAGAAGTTGTTGCAGCATCAACAAAACCAGTTGATGTACCAGTCTCTAACGTTTTTATTCTATCTACTTCTGCATCGTCTCTTGCAAGTGCAACTAATTGAAAAATACCTTTGTAACTTACCTTTATAGAATCTGCACTTGTTATGGCAGTATCAGTAAATTCTTGGACCAACTCTGTTGAACCTAAAGCCATATACCATTGTTTGCCATTATCAAGACCTCTAATGCCAACTGTTTGAGATACAAAACCAGAACCAGTATTTAATTGTACTGTTGGTATTTCATTAAATGGATAACCAACTGTAAATGTTTGTCTTGAACCATCTCCAACAAAAAACTCGTTTTGTGTATCTGTAACGTTTTTTATATTGGTAATAAATTGACTATTTCTATATTTAAAGTTTGCTTTATCAAAAAATGGTTGTGGATTTGTTAATACATCGCCATCTCGAACTGTAAATGGTGCATCATTTGAAGTACGTTCATAAAAATGTAATGCTTTACTTTCATCAACATACCATACTGCGTTACAATATTCAGATAACATTCTTAAAGCTCTGTCTCCATTTACATAGTTAAAAACCATTTTATCTACTGTTGTTAAATCATGTATAGTTCCAGCAGTGATACCTTCTGCACTGAATACATTTGTTATTAAATCTCTTACAATATCGCCAGCAGTTTGATTTGTATATGCTCTTGCAACAATTCTTTTATCAACATAATAATGATTATCTGTACACGCCAAATCCCAGATTCTTTGTGTTGGACTTAATAATCTAGCTACTGGTTTAAGTATTACACCTGCAAATGCAGTGTCTCCATTTGTATCTGTAATTGATACCGATTGGAATGGTTCAAATGAAAAAAATGTTCCATCAACTCCAGTGCCGCTAGTCTTGTCATCAAATATTTGTATTTTAGCGGTACTTCTGGATTCAGCTTTATCTTGTATTAATACTTTATTTTCTAAAGCATCGTAGTTTACGCCAGCAATATTTACTGCAAAACTCATTAGAGAACTCTGAATCTGTTATTGACTTGTAATCTACTGTTAAAATCATCCATTTGTTTTTG